CCAGAAGAAAATGGATTTTACGGTGTACAAAGTAATCTTATAGATAAAGATGGTGCTCCAGGTATAATAGGACTTTTTATTCCTGAACAATGGTCTATGCCACCTTATATAGATCAGTATGGTAACTCTTTAGTAAAAGAAGCCTTAGAAGCCCTAGATAAGGAGTTTGAGAAGATGAAGAAGGATCTTGATCCAGGAGCATACCAGCTTACCATTTCTCAGCATCCTAGGACCCTTGAGGAGGCTTTTGCGACACGTAAGGTAAGTGTGTTCCCTCCACATCTAGTTGCCAAACAAATGCAGCGTATCCAAGATAAGGAGTATCCAGTGGAATATCTTGAACTCTCTCGTAACGATGAGGGTAAGATTATAGATAAACCGTCTAGGAAGATTCCTATTATGGAGTTTCCTTTGTCTAAAAAGACAGAAGATAAAGAGGGAGTGATATGCATATACGAAAGACCTTCTAAAGATCCTCAGTTTGGTACATACTATGCTTCTGTAGATCCAGTTAGTGAAGGAAAGACTACCACCTCAGATTCACTATGTTCTATATACGTGTATAAGAATCCAGTGGAGGTTATAAAAGATTCTGGTAATGGATCAGTTGAAAGTAGTATTGAGCGTGACGGTATAGTGGCATCTTGGTGTGGACGTTTTGACGATCTTAATAAAACTCATGAGCGTCTAGAGATTCTTATAGAGTGGTATAATGCATGGACTATAGTGGAAAATAACGTAGCTTTGTTTATCCAGTATATGATATCTAAACGTAAACAAAGATATTTAGTACCTAAAGATATGATTTTGTTCTTAAAAGATATAGGAGCAAATCGTAATGTGTTCCAAGAATATGGTTGGAAAAACGTAGGTACGCTGTTCAAAGGAAACATTCTGTCCTATGGAATTGAATATACTCAAGAAGAATTAGATCATGAGACAAAAGAAAATGGAGATATAGTAAAAACAATATATGGTATAGAACGAATACCAGATATAATGTTACTTAGAGAGATGCAAGCATATAGAGATGGACTAAACGTGGATAGATTAGTAGCATTTTGTTCTTTAATAGCCTTTGCAAAAGTGCAACAATCTAACCGTGGTTTCTCTAAACGTATAGAAGTTACAAAAGAAAACTTGGATAACTCCCAAAAATTTAGTAAATTAAATTATAGTCCCTTTAGACATATTGGTAATTCTAAGGGTAACGGGCCAAGTATGAGACCACCTCGTAACCCTTTTAAAAATATGAGATAAAATAATATGGAAAATAAAGACTTACATGCCCAAAAGGTAACTATTCTTTCTAGATTGATTAAAGAAAGCTCTCTCACATTTGAGGAAGCTTTACTTATTTTGAAGGAAGAAGAGCCAAAACAGTCACCTGCACAGTTTCTAACTAGTGGTACTGGTACTGCATACATTCCTCCTTTAGGAACTTGGAGTTCAACAGGGATGCCAACTTTTTTATCTATGACTGGCAGTGGTACTAGTTCTATTACAAATACAATTGCTGATAATTCAGCAGACTTAAATAACTAAATATCATGCAGATATATTCAGCAATGGATTTGAAAGCCGGTAAAAAGGCGGAACATAATAAGATGGGTACTCTTACCCAACCTATCCAATTTTTACCTGAGAAAGAGAAAGATGATGAATGGAGAGCTTGGAATCTAGACTGGTTAGAGTGGCAGGGTATGAAGCAACTTAGACGTAACGCTCGTAGATTAATGAAAAACTACAAGCTTGCTAAGGGCATCATTGACAAGACAGATTATATTGTAGAAGAGGATAATGAGATGGCGGATCTAATAGATACGCTAACTAAAGAAGATGAGTCTGCTTTAGAACTTAAGTTCTATCCTATTATTCCTAACGTTGTAAACGTATTATGTAATGAGTTTTCTAAAAGAAGCTCACGTATTATGTTTAAGGCTGTGGATGATATCTCTTATAATGAGCTTATAGAAGAAAAACGTAAGATGCTTGAGGATGTTCTTTTACAGGATGCTCAGCAAAAGATGATGATGGAAATCATGAATCAAGGTTTAGACCTTGAGGATGAGGAAGTTCAGAAACAAGTTCAAGAACAAACATCTCCTGATAATCTAAAGAAGCTTCCTGAGATAGAGTCTTTCTTTCGTAAAGACTATAGATCTATGATTGAAGAGTGGGCATCTCACCAAATGTCTGTAGATGAGGAACGTTTTAAATTACAAGAATTAGAAGAGCGTGGCTTTAGAGACATGCTTATTACAGATAGAGAGTTCTGGCATTTTAATATGATGGAGGATGACTATGAGCTAGAGCTTTGGAACCCATTGCTTACGTTCTATCATAAGTCTCCAGATGTTAGATACATCTCTCAGGGTAACTGGGTCGGTAAGATGGATATGATGTCTGTATCAGACGTTATTGATAAGTTTGGATGGATGATGAACGAAGAACAAATGTATTCGTTAGAAGCCATCTATCCTGTCCGTTCTGCCGGCTATGCTGTACAGGGATACCAGAATGATGGTAGCTATTACGATGCTACAAAATCACATGAGTGGAATACACAGATGCCAAGTCTTGGCTATAGACAGTTTTCGTCTTTATATGACACTAAGTTTGGTACAGGAGATATTGTAGAGTGGATCCTATCTGATTCAGAGGATACAATAGATTTTGGTAAGTCACATTTATTACGTGTATCCCAAATTTATTGGAAGTCTCAACGTAAAGTGGGTCACTTAACTAAAATTACAGAAGAAGGAGAAATCTTACAAGATATTGTAACTGAGGAGTTTAAATTAACAGATAAGCCTCAATACAATACAACATTGTATAAACAAAAGACTAAAGAAAACTTAATCTTTGGAGAACATATTGATTGGATTTGGATTAACGAAACTTGGGGAGGTATTAAGATTGGACCTAACCGTCCCGCATTCTGGGGAAATAATAACGCAGGTGGTATCAATCCAATCTATTTAGGACTTAATGGTGGTAAACCAGGAAGACTACCTTTCCAATTTAAAGGAGATGCTACACTTTATGGGTGTAAACTTCCAGTGGAAGGTTGTGTTTTTGGAGATAGAAATACTAGAAGTACTTCATTAGTTGATCTAATGAAGCCTTACCAAATAGGCTATAATATAGTGAATAACCAAATAGCAGATATCTTGGTTGATGAGCTAGGCACGGTTATCATGTTAGACCAGAACTCTTTGCCTCGTCACTCCATGGGAGAAGACTGGGGGAAAAATAATCTGGCTAAAGCCTATGTGGCAATGAAGAACTTCCAGATGTTACCGCTTGATACAAGCATAACTAACACTGAGAACGCTCTTAACTTCCAACATTATCAAGTGTTGAACTTAGAGCAAACTAATCGTTTGCTTTCTCGTATACAATTGGCAGGTCATTTTAAAAACCAAGCCTTTGAAACTATTGGTCTTAACCCACAACGTATGGGCCAACAGATTGCTCAGCAGCAAACAGCCACTGGCGTAGAGCAAGCTATGAATGCTTCTTATGCACAGACAGAGCAGTATTTTATTCAGCACTCTGATAACTTAATGCCTCGTGTACATCAGCTTAGAACAGACTTAGCTCAATACTATCATTCTAAAAAACCTAGTGTTCGTCTTCAGTATATCACTGGTAAAGATGAAAAGGTTCATTTTGAAATGAATGGTACAGAGCTACTTATGAGAGATCTTAACATCTTCTGTACAACAAAGACTAATGCTCGTTCTGTAATGGAGCAACTTAAACAGTTGGCTATAAATAATAATACTACAGGAGCATCTATATATGATCTTGGAAATGTTATTAAGTCTGAGTCTATTGCTGAGTTAACTGGTGTACTTAAGAATGCAGAAGAGAAGGTACAGTCTCAGAAAGAAGCAGAAATGCAGCAACAACAGCAAATGCAGCAAGAGATGATACAGTCTCAGGAGAAGCAAAGACAAATGGATCTTGACTTTAGAACAGGCCAAGCAGATCTTGATAGACAAACTCAGATCACTGTGGCTGAAATTAGAGCTGCAGGTTATGGAGCAGGCGTAGATATTAATGAAAATAAAGTGTCTGACTACCAAGATGCCTTGGAGACGATTCGTGGTGAACAACGTTACCAAGATCAAATGAATCTTAAGCGTGAGTCCGAGATGAATAAGAAGATGCAGGTAGATCAGAAGCTTAATATAGACCGTGAAAAGTTACAAACACAGAAACAAATAGCAGATAAACAACTTCAGATTGCCAAAGAAAATAAGAATAAATACGACTCTGGTAAGAAAGCTAAATAATTATAGCTCTATTATCCGTATCTTAGGTATATTTTTTTAGGAAAAGTAAATATTTAAAATTTAAAGTTGTATATTATTTATGTAGAGATACACAAAAAACCAAACAAATATGACTGATTCTCAAACCAGTGTACAAACAAACGTACAACAAGTTGATCTTGACATTGATAGTTGGCTAGGAGCCCCAGGTGCAGATAGTATAGTTACTCCTGCTAAAGATGAAAAACCTAGTATTTTTAGCCAAAAAGTTCAAGATTTTAGTTTTTTAGATGAAGAAGATAATGATGATTCAACATCTAGTGATGACACAAAAGATACAGGTGAAAAAAAGCTTGTAACAAAAGAAGATACAGATAGTCTTCTTAAAGAGTTAACTGATGATGAAGATGATTCATTTGAGTCTAAATCAAAAGGAGGACGTCCTAAGACAGAAAAGTCTGGATTAGTAGAGTTTCTTAAAAAGCGTATAGAGTCAAAGGAAATGTTTGCCTTTGATGACTATGATGAAAAGAAACAAAGTCTTGATGACTACTTAGGTGGTCTTGGAGATAAAGACGTTGAAGAGTTGTGGCAAGCTAACGTAGACAATATGAAGTCTGAGGTGGCAGCTAAGACTCCTCAAGAATTCTTTGAGTCTTTGCCAGATGAATTGCAATATGCAGCAAAGTATGTAGCAGACGGTGGGCAAGATCTTAAAGGTCTTTTCCAGGCTTTGGCTCAAGTAGAACAAGTTCGTGAGATGGACCCTACTGACGAGAATGACCAAGAAGGTATTGTAAGATCTTATTTACAAGCTACTGGTTTCGGTACAGCAGATGAAATTGAAGAAGAAGTTTCTACATGGAGAGAAATTGGATCTTTGGAAAAGAAAGCTAAACAGTTCAAACCAAAGTTAGATCAAATGCAAGAAGAGTTTGTACAAGCAACTCTTGCAGAACAAGAATCTAAGAAAGAACAGCAAGAGCAGGCAGCTCAAGCTTATATGCAAAATGTGTTTGAAGCACTTCGTCCAGCTGAGATTAATGGTCTTAAGCTAGATAAAAAGACTCAAGCTCAATTATATAGTGGATTGGTTCAACCTCAATATCCATCTATCAGTGGTCGTCCAACAAACTTGTTGGGTCATCTTTTAGAGAAGTATCAGTTTGTAGAACCTAATTATCCATTGATTGCTGAAGCTCTATGGTTACTTTCAAGTCCTGATGAGTATCGCTCAAGCCTTACTAAGCAGGGAAAGAACCAGGCGGTAGAGCAAACTGTACGACAACTTAAGACTGAACAGTCACGTAAGAATGTTAGTACTTACCAAGAAGAAGAAGAGACTAGATCTAGAAAAATATCTAGACCTCAAAATATTTTTAAAAGATAAATAATTTATTAACCCTTAAACTTTATGCCCTATGGCAACTCCAGTTTTAAACAATGGTATATTTCTACGAGATACCAGCTATTCAACTAGCTCACATGTAGATTCTTACCACCTTTCTAACCTCTTAAAGTCTGCTGAACCTACTGATTTAGGTCCAGTTGATTTATGGGCAATGGCACAAAAGGTAGAAATGCCTTTATACCAAATGTCTAGCTTTGGCGGTAAGAACGTTATCTCAGTAGATAATGCACGTGGTGAGTACAAATGGCAGATCCCAGTAACTCAGGATCTACCTTACGTTATTGAAGACGTAGAATCCGCTAATGCTACAAAAGGTATTGACGGACAGAGTTTCAAAATTAAGATTAACAAGCGTTCTTTTGGACATGGTGATATCATCACTTATGACAAATACAACGGTGTTGAGATGTACATCACTGCTGACGATATTATCCCAGCTGGTGACGGTTTTATCTACACAGTACAACTTGTTAATAATGACAACGCTAAGTATTTGGATAACAAATATCTTAAAGTTGGTACTAAGGTTTTCCGTAAAGGATCTGCTCGTGGTGAATACGGTGAGCGTTTCTCTGATATCGGTAACGTTAATGCAGGTTTCCGTGAATTCTACAACTATGTAGGTGGTGCTGAAGCTCACGTTCATTATTCTGTTAGCTCTCGTGCTGAC